GCACATGTGCCAATCCAATTCTAAAGCGTCACAGTTAATGACAATGTCATTGATTGTTCCTTTTGATGCGGTCACACTCAGGAGTGTGGTACATGTTCCAGAAACATTTGAAGAGTCAGTAGGGATACTCAAAGAGTTGACCGGGCTGTCTCTGATAAGGTTTGTGGATCCTAAAGGGAAACATGTTCCCCTGAAGAATCTATATAGCCGTTATAGGAAGTTCGTCATACGGAAGTTTCGCGATACTTACGGAGTAAGCGAAAATTCCGCAGGAACCCAGGAGATACTGAAGAGCCTTTCTACATGTAGAGACTCAAAAGTTGTCCTGACCTTGAGAGGGATCATCATCATGATGATAATCGCTTTCGGGTTTGAATGCGAAAATTCGGCAAACTTCGCCAAATACTTGTTTGGCGAAATATACCGAAAAGGTTCAGTGGATGCAATCCTCAAAGACTTCAAGAAGTCTATGACGATCGTATGTAATAAGATCACGGAGAACAGAGTTCAGAGATCTTCTACAGTTCCAGAGAATCGGAATCAATCCGAAATCTTAAAATTTATCGATATATATATCGATAAAATGAAAGAAGAAGGAAAGTTTGAAGACTTGGACAAATTCTGGTATGTCAGCATCTTGTCACAGACAAGGTTGCTGCCTTTACCAAGTAAAGAAGCCACGTCAGAGAAAGTCGTCGATTACATCAAGGGGCTCTCTAAACCGTATACGGTTAAAGAGAAACTTGATTCTCGACAACAATGGATTCCAAGGAGTCAGTTTCAAAAGAGGACCGAGAGCTCGATCGTCTGGGAAAAGGACTTGTACTTGGGATGTACAGAAGTCGGAAAGATGGTAGGACAGGATGTGTGTTTCAACATGCAAACCGAAGCCAGTCGAACCGACAAAACGTTTAAAGAAATCGCTGAAGCGAAGAAGGACTATCATAGTTCTTTCTCGTCTTCGAGCTGCATCGAATACGGGAGAGCCGAAGGAGGTAAGTGGAAAACTTACTCCGAAGGGGAATTCAATGAATTCCTCCGGAAACCCATATACGAAAATTTCGAAATGAAAGATGACGAATGGGTTGATGCATACGATAAAATCGTGTGCTCAAACGAATTCGCTCATCATGAGACTTGGCGAGTTGCTTATCTGGATTCACCTCTTGAGGGAATTTTCGGTGAAAGCATAACTCCCGGATATCTACCTGAAGGAACGCCTGCGTTCGCTTTAGGAGTAGATGCCCGGCTAGGAACTCTAATGTTCCAGTGGTCTACACTGAAATATAAGGGCTTCATGGCTAAGTATGACTTAGACAAACCGTCGACTTATCCTATAGGACGAGTGTCGGTAGTCAAAGAACCGGGGAATAAGATCAGACCTGTAACTTCGTCAGAGACGTGGTTAAATGTCTTTCTCTCGCCTGCGGCTCACACTTTGAGAGGGTTTCTTGAAACTCTCCCAGCGTGTCGAGTAGGCTTGAGTGAGTCGAACGGGTTGTTCAGATTCTCACAAGAATACAAATTAGATCCAGACATGACTGACTTCATATCGACAAGCGATATGACGTCGGCCACCGATAGGGCAGCGCACGAAACAGGTTTCGGTCTGCTGAATGGTCTAATAAATGAGTTATTTTCTCAAGGCGCCCTTAATAAGGGCGAGAGAGACTATCTCAAGAATGCAGCTGCTCTCCTTACTACCCCTAAAAGGCTTTCATTGAAAACCAAAGGGTACGAGAGACGGCTCATAAAAGCAGCTATACATAGAGAAGAAATCGACGGCATCATGGATGGCGATTCGGTGATTTTCTCTAATTATAGAGGCATCATGATGGGAGACCCGATGACTAAGATAGTGTTAACACTAAGTAGTTACGGAGCCTGGAGAATGACCGTGAGGTCACCAGCGAATGATGTCAGAGACTTCAAGCTGGTGACTTCACCCCACCAAATCAGATATTACTCAGACGTCAAAGCCTACACATGTGCAGGGGATGATCATCTGGGAATAGGATCGTACGAATCCTTGCTACGAATTCCATTACTAATGGAATCGATGGCTTACGAGATCTCGTGGGACAAGTACAATATAAACGAAAAGTTTGTTTCTTATTGCCAGCTGTTTGGAATGTTACCGGGTTATAACCCAGTTACAAAAGCCAAAGCGATCATAAATGATCGTGACAAAAGATTCATTCAAATCGACGTTCCGAAGTTAAGACTTCTGACCCAATTCCAGAAAATGGGCGGAAGGGAAAACTTCGATAAGCCCGACCCGTTAATCGGCAAGTCACTACAGATGTCTAAAGACATCGAGTACATGCGAGAGACGCTAAGGCTGGAAAATGTAAAGACGGACGAAGGATTAAGCACATATTATGTGCGAATCAAGTCGTTCATCAATTTACAATCGGTCTTCGTTCGGCTTCTCATGCCATCATGGATGGAATGGAAGCTGATCGTAAATCCGATGACTTACATGGCACCGGAATTCGGAGGTCTTGGTCTCACTCTCCCTTACGATATATCGATAAGAGAGAACGAGAAAGCAAGATCGATCGCAGCTAGGTTCACAGTCAAGACTGAAGAACCCAAGTACAACGATACGGTGCAAGAGTGGGAGAGAGGTGTGTCGATCACGAACGTTTTGATCAATAAATTGATTAAAGCCGGGATGGGCAAAACTCAAACCGAGAAGGAAACGCTGGATTCTGCAAGAGAGGAGATAATATCTCAATCTGCTGCAGGAACCGGAATATCCATCAGCAACATGCGGTTATGGCACTTCGTCAATAGCAAGTATACTTGTATTGATCGAGAAGTTCCATTGATAACCAGCAAGGAAAACGCCTATGTCACTCTGGCTCATGACCCGACAACAAAGTTGGAGGTCGTCAAGAAACAGAGAGCTAGGCAATTATTGAAGTCCCGACTACTTGAACTTAGAAAGTACAAGGAGAAGGAAAACTTCGATTGGTCTCTTCCCAAGCCAGTCCGTACTTATATAAGGACGGACGAACTACGTTCAGCATTACAAACACAGTTTGTAATGCCAAGCTTGAGGATTACCAAGATCGAGTTCGCTAACCATCGTCGGATGTATCCGAAATGGGTCGCGAATGTCGAATCAGTGCGCTTGGCAGAAGAGGCGGGTTCATTCGATGCTAGCATCGACGAGAGCCACAGCCTCTTCGCTACTGATTCGTCCTCTTATTAAGAGGAGAATTGGATGTTTGCTTTTGCAAACAAGCTTCTGGAACGGGTCCATCTACCTGTGTGCGTG